TCTTAGGATTATATATGTAATATTCTTCCAATTTTGGGAATTCATATTCCATTGGATTATCCTGTGTCATATTAGTGACACGATACTTATCTTCTTTACTCTTCTTTTGTTGCCTTACATAACGCATTTTCATTGCGTCAATATATCTTATCTCCTGTAAACCTGCTTGAGGATTTTTTAAATCTATAATTTTATGATAAAATAATCTACCATCTACATACCAGTTTCTATAAATCTCATGTGCTTTCTTATCAAAATCCATTAAATCTTTAATGAATTTAAAAGCATCTCTAACTTTAGTTTTTATACCATCACTAGCATTAAGATTATCTAAATTAATTTCTACGGGACTATCGTTAGTATCTGAAACAAGTGCTTCACTTATAATATCTTCTATAGCACTATCACACTCTGGATGAAGTGCCATTTCTCTATATCTTTTAACTAATTCAAACTCAGTTTTATATACGCCCTCAATATCAACATAAGAACCAAAAAAACCACTACTCAAATAATGATCATTCCCGTCCTCGTTATTTGGAGGAACGGGAGAGACCGCATTTTGGGGTAGTGATTTTTCGTCAGTGTCCTCTATCGAGAACCCAAAAAGTTTTGCCATGATTTATTAAACTTTCTTACTATTTAGTTAGGTCGGCCAGCCCCTGTTAATCTGAGAGATTGAACTTGGAACTCGACGGTGAACTCTTCTATAGTATCACCTGTATCGTAAGATAAGTCAATAGCTGACACACTTGTTGGAAATATATCAATAAATTCATACTCTTTTAATACAACATTACGATCTCCAGAACTATTTGTACTACTTACTTTAGATCCTCTACCAAGTTGGTATACCTTAGCATTTGTCATGTAAGATTCTGGAAGTGTTGCACCAATATTGGTACTTAGATCAGCAATTTGCTGTGTCCAGTTTTCAAATGCATTTCTTAATAAGAAATTCTCATCATTAATAATTGTTACAGTCCAAGGATCGATTGTTCTGTCTCCAGCAACTTTAAAAATACGACCTCTGAACGGAACATCAATTGCTGCAATATTTTGAGCAGGTAACGATGCTGCCTTACACATAAATCTAAAAGTTTCTGCATCCCAACCCGTAACTCCAGTAGGTAGAGTAGTTAACTCTACCTCAAACAGATTGGGTCTTGCACCACCACCAAGTAGTGCAGATTTAAAATCAGATATGCTTTTGTTTGTCCTAGTTTGAGCCATTTGTGGTTATCCTCCTGATGTTATTTAGAAATAAAAGTTAAACTCGACCTGCTACTTCTTCAAAGCTAATACCAGTTCTGGTAGCAACGAAGGTTAGGGTAATGTAGTTGATGGACTTGGCAGGCTTCAGGAAGATGTCTGCTCTAAACTCATTATTATCAATGACATCAGGTGTGTTGTTAGTGCTATCGCAAACAACTAGGAATCCGTAAAGTCCTCTCTTTGCCTGAACGTCACGTAGATAAGGTTCAACGATGTTACGGAAGTTCGCTCTTGTTAGCTCATCGTTGAGTTCGAAGAGTTGTGCTTCTGCTGCTTTCTGCAATGCTTGCTCTACTGTTAAGAACAGGCGACGAACGTTAATTCTATCGAATGCAGATGCATAACCTAGAGCAGTTTTGTCACCGAATAATAGTGTTCCAACACCAGGTTGTGTTACAACAGCATTGATCCTTTGTGGATACAACTTATCTCTTTGAGATTTGTTGGGGTTGTATGCAAGTTTGATTGCATTATTAATGATACCACGTTGCTGTCCTGCAGGTGAGAACCAAGGATATGCAACAACATTTGTGCGTACCATTAGTCCAGCAATGTCTCCATTAGTAGGAACATAACGGAATTTGTTATTAAAGCGGTCATATGTATACTTGTAACCACTATCAAAGATTCCGTAAGAAGAAGATGCAAGTGAACTGAAGTACTTAATTAAGTTATCAGTCTGAGTTGTTGAGTTAGTTACACCAACAACGTTTGCTCTGTGTGGTCCAATTGTGGTAACACAGTCTTTTCTTTGTCCTGCAATAGAAAGTAAGTATCCTGCTTTTGCTTGAGAATCATTCTCGGTATCAAAACCAGGACCCATGATGATGTAATCTGCAGCAACTTCATCCTTATTGGAGAACTTACCATAAGATGTTATTATATCACCAAGGGTTGCTTTCATTCCACCAGCAGCAGAATAATCAACACCTGCTGTTAAGGTATAGGTCTTATTACCAATACAACTAAAGGTTACCCCTTGAGCATCTTGGTTCCATGTACCATTTGCAGTTGTAATTGGTGTAAATGAGGCACTCTTAGTACCAGTGTAAGCAGTAAATCCAGTTGCTCTTGGTGTAGTCTCCCAATAAGTATCGGCAGCACTACCTGGATTACCACCAGCGTAAATATTGTCTGAGTATAGTCCTAAGAAATCTTCGTAGAAAATCTTCTCTGGAGAATTTACTGCAGAAATTGAGTCAGATGCCTTAGAAAGACTTACGTGCTTCTCAAGGATATTACCCTGAATACCAGTAACGGTTCCTAAATCATCAACAACTACAACGTGCATTGCATCGTTCTTACCCTTTCTATCAAGAGAATACTTGTTAGTTGCAGGTTTTGGAGCAATTTCTTTCCAGTAAACTGTTGAGTTAGTTAAACCTAATGTTTGAGCATCATACCAGTCAGCTGCACTTGCAACGAGAGATGAATGTCCAGATGGTCTAACACCTGTACTATTAACACCAGCAGTCGTTACGAATCTAATATCAGTACTTACCCCTGTAGTTACAGAAGCATAATTCGTTCCTTCTGCATAAACAATTTCTGTTTCAGTTGATACACCAGAAGTAGATTCATCTACACGAGAGACAATCTTAAGATCAAATGTACTTGCTGTTCCAGTACTTGCTGTAGCAACACCAACAACAATACCTTTTAGATATCCAGAGGTTACTGTTGATAAGGTTCCAGTTGCAGATGCAGGAACAACGACATCATCGTTAAATCCTATAGTAACACCCATACCGATACGGCAACCTAAGTTAGTTAAACTTGTAGTTGCAATACCAACTGTTTGGTCTGCTTGGTCATCAACGAAACAAACCTTTAAGTTATTTGCCCAAGTACCTGGGGTCTTAGCAGCATAAAGGAAGTTAGTTGCTTCTGTATGATTATTGATGTAATCATCGTAATTATCAATTCTACTTGTGCCAGTCATTGTGGCAGCAGCTTCATCAGTACCAGCGTTTGCGTTTGCCAGAGTTGGACCTGCTGATCTACAAACTTTTAGCACTCCTCCGTAGGAAAGGAATGATGCTGCAGACATCCAATACTCAAATTGTGAATCAGTTGATAGTGGCTTACCGAAAGTAGCAATTAATTCTTGCTCTGTAGTAATATCTACAGGATCATCAACTGGACCAATTTTAAATGGACCTGCAATCACGCCAATATTATCTAATACATTATCAGCTCTTCCTACTGTTAAGTCAACCTCCCTGACTAATACACCAGGAGATAATTGAGGAGTTGCCATGCTTTTTGTCTCCGAATTTCTCAGTTTATCGTGAAATTATTTATTAAAAAGGGTATTTACGGAGGGTCAAAAATGCATGAGCAATCAATGAACACCTATCTATAGTTCCACATATAGTCCATTCCACCACCTTTATCTCCATATTCATCAGTAAACCACCTATCTCCATCATCATCAACAAAACTACTATCATCCATTCCATCAGTCATAAATCCAAATGGTGCCATATCTTGCTCTATTTGATTCTTTTGTTCTTCGTATAATCTTTTTCTTACGTCCTGATCTGTTAATTCTTTAAAGTAATCCTGTGCTACTAACCATGCATATATGACCAAACACATAGCAAGGTCATCATTACATCCTTCTTCTGCCTCAAATGAATTACTCTTTTGAATAAATGTAGTTAATTCACTCATAATATCATAATCAGTAAAGAGAAGTTTATTTTCTTCTATTAATGTTTTTAAGTTAAGAGAACCTACCTTCTTAACTGTCTTGGACATCTTAACTCCTAATTGAGTCTTCTTACCAGAAAATCCTTGACCAACAACTTGCCCTGCTCTTCCTCTCATAGAACACATAAGAAGATTCTTATATTCCATATCATAATTTAATATAGATGCTACCTGATCACCTATATCATTTACTTCACGTAAAACGTAT